ATGACCTGGTTTATTGACCGGCGTCTTAACGGCAAAAACAAGAGCACGGTGAATCGCCAGCGCTTCTTGCGCCGTTATAAAGCGCAAATTAAACAGTCGATCTCCGAGGCCATCAACAAACGCTCGGTGACCGACGTCGACAGCGGCGAATCCGTCTCCATCCCTAACGATGACATCAGCGAACCGATGTTTCATCAGGGGCGTGGCGGCCTTCGCCATCGCGTGCACCCAGGTAATGACCACTTCGTCCAGAATGACAGAATCGAGCGGCCCCAAGGCGGAGGCGGCGGTTCTGGCAGCGGTCAGGGGCAGGCCAGCCAGGACGGTGAAGGCCAGGACGAGTTCGTCTTTCAGATTTCAAAAGACGAATATCTCGACCTGCTGTTTGAGGATCTGGCCCTGCCGAATCTGAGAAAGAATCAGCACCGTCAGCTCAACGAATACAAAACCCATCGCGCGGGTTATACCGCAAACGGGGTGCCCGCCAACATCAGCGTGGTGCGTTCACTGCAAAACTCACTGGCGCGACGCACGGCGATGACGGCAGGCAAACGGCGCGAACTACGCGAGCTGGAAACCAGCCTGAAAGTGGTGGAAAACACGGAACCCGCACAACTGCTGGAAGAGGAGCGCCTGCGTAAAGAGATCGCCGAACTGAGGGCGAAGATCGACCGGGTGCCGTTTATCGACACGTTCGACCTGCGCTACAAGAACTACGAAAAACGGCCGGAGCCTTCCAGTCAGGCGGTGATGTTCTGCCTGATGGACGTATCAGGTTCAATGGATCAGGCCACCAAGGATATGGCTAAGCGTTTTTATATTCTGCTCTATCTGTTCCTGAGCAGAACGTATAAGAACGTGGAGGTGGTCTACATCCGCCATCACACTCAGGCGAAAGAGGTGGATGAACATGAGTTCTTCTACTCGCAGGAGACCGGCGGCACCATCGTGTCGAGCGCCCTGAAGCTGATGGACGAGGTGGTGAAGGAGCGCTACGATCCGGCGCAGTGGAATATCTACGCCGCGCAGGCATCGGATGGCGATAACTGGGCGGATGACTCGCCGCTGTGTCATGAAATTCTGGCGAAGAAGATCCTGCCGGTGGTGCGTTACTACAGCTACATTGAAATTACCCGTCGCGCCCACCAGACGCTGTGGCGTGAGTATGAGCATCTGCAAGCGATGTTCGATAACTTTGCGATGCAGCACATTCGTGACCAGGATGACATCTACCCGGTCTTCCGGGAACTGTTCCAGAAGCAGAGTTCTACAACCTCCAATTAAATGTTATTAATCAGCCAGTTAACTATGTTTTTCTGGCTGATTTTATTGCATTTTCACCCTTAATTTTCACTATATTTTTCATTCGCTTAGCTTTTATTTTGGGGAATGGGATTTTGAAGAAGTGATTATGCACAACTTCCTTTGAGCTTTAGGATGGTCATCATGCTGAATCGCCACAGGTTTTACATTACAGTCATCCTCTGTCTAATACATGATCAGTAGATTTGTTCAGTGAATGTTTCCGCCCGTTTTGTTATACTATTAAATCTTGCATGTGCTGCTTTATTATTTACTCTACTCAATGCCAGGTTTGATTTATTCTGATCAGGATCTCATCTTACTTACTTGAAATCCCTCCGAAGATTCATGCAAGTAAATATCATACATCCAATCGAGTAGTAAATCGAAAATCATCAGGGAGAATAATGACTTGATAAAGGACGTGATCATAGACCATCGCCCTAACCTTCCATAAACAGGTGGATATGTAGTGTATAAACCCCGTCCAACTAGTTCCTTCCGATTACCCTTAAAGCACTTTTCATGGTGATGTTTTTCCTTGTTACATATTTGGATGCTTGTTTTAAGGCATTATTCATTGCTATTACAGTCACAGGCCTAGCTAACCCTTTAACTCGATTTGATCTACTCTGAAAAACATAAATATCAGAAGGATTGCAATCCTTTCTGTACGCAATTAACTTAGAAAGCAATAAATTTAATCTAATTGTTCGTGGCTCAAATTTTGGAGTTCCAGCTAAGTGCAGCATGTCATCTTCGATATCGGAATATCTAATAGTAATCACCCTGCTGCCTTCGGCACGGAGAGAAAACAATGTTAACCATAAGTCTGCCCATGTTGATGAGATTTTAGACAATTCAAAGTGAATAGCCCTGAACTCTTCTGGTGTAATAGAATCTGTTTTTGCCATGAATACCCCCAATGCTCAACCCAACCGCTCACCAAAATTTCAACAATTTTATTACTTTCTTTCAATACTTTATTACGAAAATTGGATTAAATTTTCAATATTTTTTTCCTCTGCCCCTACCGCGCCGGAAATTTCTTATACAAGGAGCACACCGCAACGTCGTAAATAATCGCCACCTGCTTTCTGTCCACTCCGTTTGCGATCAGCCTGCCAGCCTGCGCCCATTGCTCTGGAGTTAACTTCGGGCGCCTGCCACCTATCCGCCCTTTCTCCCAGGCTGCCGCCAGTCCTGCCCGGGTACGTTCCACGATTAACTCCCTCTCCATCTCGGCCAGGGCTGACATGATGTGGAATATGAAACGCCCCATTGGGCTGGAAGTGTCTATGCTATCCGTAAGGCTTTTGAAGTGGATGCCGCGCTGCCGGAGTTCGTCAGATTGGAATGTAACGGTTGCAGTCGACGTATGACTACCTTTGCGCCAGTCAATTTTAAGATTGAGCACTTTTCAGGTTAAGCTTTTCCTCAAGCTCACTTACTCGGCGCAAAAGCTGTTTAACTACAGGAACTAAATACGCAGCACCGACCTCTCCTGGATCGATGATTTTTCCGTCTTCATATGTTGTGCTTTCACTGCTCTCAGGATCAATAACGGTCAGTGCTGATACTGAGATTAACTCAGAATCAAGAGCCTCAACATTTTGCGCACTATAGCCAACCTTTACCTTTTCAGGAGCCCATTTGAAGGTGTACCTGATTGGTTTTAGTCCTGATATGAATTCAACCGCCTCCTCTTCGGTAATCTCTCTTATTATATTTTTCACGCGCTCGTCAGAAGCTGATGGGGTTATGTCCCCATTAGCCGTACTGATAGCACCAGAAGAATTTCTGAAGATCCATCGGTTTTGTTGCGAGCCTGTGCTTGCCAGCGCTGGCCCACTGCTACCAATGCTGTTCGCATCAATCCAGTAACCAAAGGATGCACTGGCCGCATAAGTAGATGTTGCCACAATGGATGTGGTGGCTCGCACTATGGCACCCACTGTAGTCCCGGTGTAACTTACCAGCGTACCTGTGGAATAATCGGTGTCAGCCCACAATTGGGCGCGCCCCTTCAACCCACGTATCAAAGTAATATCTTCGTTATCTCCAGATTTTGCCGCACCAAGATTAGCACGAGCGTCAGAAGCATTCTTTGCACCTGTTCCGCCCTGACTGATACTGAGGGCGGTAGTCAGCCCGGAAAGGCTGGTGATGTCGTTGTTTGCCCCTTTCTTCGCCAGCGATTTCTGACCCGGTACCGTGACGGCCACACCGTTAATCGTGATGGTGACGTCTGTAGTACCGTTCATCACATCAGCGAATCCGCTCATGTAACGCTGGTACATCGTGAACGTTTCAGCAATATCCTGTGCCAGGCCGTCAACGCTCAGGCTGTCGCTCAGAAGAATGGCGTATTTAGTTCCAGAAGGTACGGCAGGGTTAGCAGCGGGCGTAACGGTAAGAGAGGTTGCGCTTCCAATCGCGGTAATCTGAAAAACCTGCGCCGGACTGGTCAGGGCGATAACAGTGCAGCCGTTACGAATAAGAGAACCAGCAGCAGTGAAGTTTGTGCCGGTACCTGTAAGGGTGTTTCCGCTGATGGCGATAGTGCCAGTGGTATAAATCATGTTTTCTCCAGGCAATAAAAAAACCCCGCCGGAGCGAGGTTGATTAAAAAGACAGTTTATTCAGACGTACATATCGGGTAGAACGGGAAGGTTCAGTGGCGTTACCGTGTCATTACCAAAAATTGCATACCGCTCGCGCCCCAGATATTTCCCACCCTGAACTGAAGCACTGCCGTTCTGTATTTTTATTCCGAACATTCGATACACGTACATGCCATTTACTTCGTGAGCCATCAGCCCGAATCTGCCCAGCGGAACATAGCCGCTGCCGATGCTCACGGCATTTTTTGAAGGCGTCCAGAGCTGGTTGAGGTAGACGAAAGGCCGCTTTGTCGTTGAAAACGTGCAGGCCCCGGCTGCATTGAAGATGTTTAGCCCCGTTCCCGGCTGCGGCGTCACACCACTGGCGAATATGACAATATCTATCGTGCCGGTTGTCGGGGCGTCATCGTTGGTGGATGGAGGGCTGAAGAACCTGACCGTGTTGCCATCGAAATCGACTGTGTTACCGCTATTGCAGCGCCCAAAGACGATATATTTGGACTTGTCGTATCCCGCTATTGTGGGAACTGCCCAGCCGCCAGTGGGGACATTGACGGTCCCCTTCCAGATACACTGCCCTGACTGCGTGGCATTGGTAATCGCCAGGAAGTCAGTACTGTCATCAATAAGCAGGCCTTCTCCTTTACGCTGGCCAGGAGGAAATATCTGCCAGATGCTTCCGGGGAACGTGTACGTACTCTCACGCTCACTGATGCTTACGTCCTTCATCGTGGAGTTCTGCGTCACACGGCCACCGGATATGGTGACCGAGTTCATTTTATGAAGCAGACCTGAATCAAGGTAAGCTGTCGCGTGCGGGATAAACAGCACCTGCGCCCCGGAAACATAACCGGCAATATCAGCGTATTTGGCTTTCTGGTAGCCACTGTCAAAGTAGGCTCCAAAAGACGGGCACCGAAGACCCGCCGTTATCTCCATCCGCTTTCCGCCGTCATTCAGATCAATCAGTAGTCCTCTTGGCATGTTATGTCCATTCTCCAAGTACGATACGGCCGCCTCCGGTCAGGTTGATAGTTACACCATTACTGTCTATCACCGTCGCCTTGTTCGGCCCACTGAATCCAAAGTTACCCGTTGTGGCGTAAATCGAGCCACGAACAGTCACGTTGTTAAACACGGCATACCCGGACTTGTTGATATGCCATCCGACATTCCCAGTCCCATCCCAGGTTGATGACTGGATGTAATTACCGATTTTGGTGTTACCGATCGTCCCCTCTCCGATAACAGCATCACGGATTATCAACTGCCCATTTTGCGTGGTGAAGACGATGGTAGGGGTTCCTCCTGCCTGACTCATCACAGCGAAGCGGTCAACCAGGAACAGAGCCTGAGTCTGCATCCCTGAAGGCGTATTCTGAACACCAATGCCCATTCCCGCTACGTACTGGTTGCCATTGGAATCAACAGCCACCTTAATGCTGTACATCGCATTCAGGTTATTGTTGATGTCCGCTGATACCTGCGCATTCTGAACAATGGCGGCCTGCTGGCCATTTACGGTGACCTTCAGTGAGTTGATCTGAGTAGCCGACGCCTGGGTGAAGTCAGCAAGCGTCTTTGACAGGTCAGTGACATTCGCAGTGTTTCCACCGGCACTGGAGTCAATAGTACGCAAAGACTCAGCAACAGCTTTACTGGCATCGGCCATTACATTATCGACCCGCTCAATACCGGCTTTGTTATCGCCATATTGCACGCTCAGAAGGTTACGCTGGTTAACCTGCGCGAGCGTACTGGTGATTAGCGCGATAGCATTGTTCTGAATACCGCCGCTGGCCTTATCAGTTTGTGCACCCAGCTCTTCCAGGCGTGATGCCATTGAGGAATCGAGGTCCGTGACAACCTGGCTAAGGTCAGTGATTGATGCTGTATTCTGAGCACCTACAGCAGCTGCTGAATCAGCTTTGTCAGATGCGACCTGAGTGGCAGCCGTCAATTGACTTACCGCAGAAGCGCGAGCTTCAGTTTCCGTTGCTAACGCCTGGCGAACATCAGTAATACCCGCTTCATTCTGGGCAGTTTTCGCCTCTAGACGAGTAACATCCGTGACGCGGGCTTCCGTCTCAGTGGCGATCACCTCCCGGAGCTGTTCGAATGTCGCAGAGTTAGCCCCCTGCTGCGCAGTCTGACGCACAACAACATCAGCAATAGCCAGGGCGTTCCCAATGATTGCTTCTGCTGTTTGTTTATTCGAGCCTACTGCCGCAGCCAGACCATCGGCATTCTCCTTAATTGCCTCTGAAAGTTCGGCCAGTTTCTCGCTACTGGCTACTGCATCCTCGATCAGGTCCTTGAAGACTTCAGAGCTTTTGATGTCCTCCAGGATTGCATCGGTGATATCGGAGACATCGATACTGGCCTGCCCGCGCACCCATTCTGTGTAACCTGATTCGTTGCCGCTGCGGTCCACCAGCTGCGCACGGTACCAGAATATCTGCCCAGCCTTAAGGCCCATCTGCTGATATTTCCGCTGCGGGTAAGGCACATCGGCCAGCAGCATCGCATCGTCTTCGGCACCGGTCAGGCTGTACTGAATTTCAGTCTTCAGCGTATCTTCGGTATTAGCCGGGAATCCCCAGTTGAGCTCGATACCGAATACCACGTTTTCAGAAGCGATGAAGCCAACCGGCTTCGGTGGATTGCCCACTTTGCCCGTCAGCATTTTCTCTTCTGAATAACCCCACCCGGATGAAATTTCTGCGGCATTGATTGCGCGCACGCGCACCAGGTAGCGCCCAGCATAAATCCCCGGGACGTCGAATGACGTGGTAGAGCTGCGCGGCACGTTCACCCAGTTCCCGTCGTTGCGGCGCCATTGTGCTTCATAGGCGATAGCGTTCTGCACCTGGTCCCAGCTCACGCGCATGGTTTCAACGCTGATATTCTGCTGAACCACCGAGAAGGAACTGATCACTATGTTGGCTGGCGGTGACTGATTACCTGGAGGAATAACACTTATTGGCCGCTGGTCGATAATGGCACCGGTATCGATACGCGCATATTTATCCGGATCGTGCAAAGCGCCAGCAATCGAATACGTTCCGTCATTATTATCCGTAACGCTGATAACGCGATATTGCTGCGCATAAAGCTCCTCGGACTCGACAATCCACACCGATTCCACTGCAGGTGTTTCGCTGTATGCCGTTGTCACGGTGACGGCCCGGCCGTTTATGCTTTGTATCGTTCTGCTCTGCGATGCGCCGGACGGAAGGTTAACCATAAGGCGGCTTCCGGGAGCGGCTGCAGACTCACGATCAAGCGTGATAACGCGACCGTTAACGGCGCTGATGCGTCCGCCCATAACCTTTCCGGAAAGCAGCTCGTCTGCCACGGCGATGACGTAGCCCGGCTGAGGAATGTTGCCGTCCAGCCCGACATCAAACGAAACAACGCGATCCTTGTTGTTGGTGAGAATACCCCAGCGCCCCTTCCGGTTTGCCTCTGACTGCCGGGTGCAGCCAATGGCTGTCATTTCGAGCTGGTTTGTACCAAAGCGAGCGACGAGATCCTGTTCAAAAACCGGCTCCATAGCGTCTGCGTAGGCATTACCCGGATCGGACCAGGAAACCAGTGCCGTGGTATATCGGGTTTTGGTGGTGCTGCCCGAATAGGTAAAGCGGCCATTAACCACGTTTGCACGCGTGTAGCTGTAATCCACATCGCGGGGCATATCCGCAAGCGCAACGATTTGATCGCCACCCCAGTACGTCATGCCCCGGAATATCGCCGCAAAATCACGTAACACGGTATAGGCGTCATTCCTCTCCTGCACGTACACGTTGCAGGTATAACGAGGCTCGGTGCCGCTACCGCCTTTACCATCGGGAACCGGCTGATCGCAATATTGTGCGACCTGGTAAAGCGTCCATTTATCAATATTGGCCGCCGTCAGGCGATTGCCCAGCCCAAAGCGGTCGCTCACCACCAGATCGTAAAAAATCCAGGCTGGATTATCCGTCCACGCCCACTTAAACGCCCCTGTCCATGTGCCGCTGTAGGTGCGGGTCTCCGGGTCATACGTATCCGGAACGCGGATTACACGCCCTCGCGGTTCGCAGGATATTTGCGGGATAGAGCCGTTAAACTGGCTTGAGTCGAATTCGATATACAGCAGCGCGGTATTTGGATATCGCAGTTTGGCGTCAATGACCTCTGTATAGCTCTGCAGCGTCATCGTGTCGCCGATCTTCGCGCTGTTGTCGTCAGAGGTAATCTTACGCAGGCGTATTGTCCAGGTGCTGCCAGCCTGCGGTAAATCAATACGGTGGCTGCGCTCATAACCAGACGTCGTTTTGCCGGTCACGCTGGTATTGAGTACCGTCTGCCATGTGCCGCCGTCCGTCTGCAGGTCAATCGCATAATTGACCGAGTAACCCACCAGATCGCTGTCGTCCTCCTGTTTGAAAAGCGAGGGCCATTTCAGACGCAGGCGAACTGCTGAAAGCTGCGTATTGGTAAAGGTGCGCGTCCAGGCTGTAGCGCTTGATACCTCAGTTCCTACGCTGATTTCGTTTTCGGTACCGGGAATACCCTGAATATATTTTTGTGCCTGAGTCCCCGGGCGGAATTCCCACGCCACGCCGCTGAAGTTTTGCGAACCGTCTGCATTCTCCAGTGGTGTGCCGTCGAGATAGATATCTTTCGCCGTCAGTTGCCCGGCAAACTCCCCCTCTCCCAGCGCAACAAGAATTTTGGCCTTTGCTACGGACTGGAGGTCGTCTGGTTGTTCAGTCGGGGTGCGGGAACTTGAGCTGCCGCCCTTGCGGCCTCTAATCGGAGTAGATGTAGCCATATTGCGCCCATAAAAAAAGCCACCTTAGGTGGCTACTGTTTGAATATCAGGGTGTTGCTTATTGAAAGCCCTAGTTAAGGTAAGCATTCAGCCCGTCAGTGATGGGACACTGGCGTTTACTGATTAAGAGGCATGGCTGAACACCTCACTTAAGGAAATAAAATGCTTATAAATTTTGATCCCTTACGAAATTTGGAACAAGACAGACGATCTCATCCGTGGGGAAAAACTGCTTACAACGAAAGAGCCGGTTTTCACTCAAACTTTATTCTGAACCCAGAACTCATAACTGAAGTACTTGAAGATTTTAAACCTCACGAAGAAAAAAAAGCGATTCAAACATTCTATTCGTTCCTGAGATGGATAAACGGTTCTGAATCTGCTTTTGAAACCAATGATTGTGCATTACGAGAAAATGTAATAGCAAATACTGATTCGCTGTTCAAATTCTCCCACAAAATTGATGGCCGGGTAGAGTTCTTTCTTAGAGAACATCAATATAACTGCCACAAAGATATCTCTACCTGGCTGATGAGAATGTCATCGCTTTATTTGCAGGTAGAAAGGCCCGACTTCTTCAACGCCCTTATCGATATTCAGCTCGCGCCGACAGACTTCATCACATTGCCTGCTGACCAAAGTGATGGCTACAGAATCAGGCTGGTCTTCAATGCGTACGGGAATGGTGATGTTGAGGTATGGGAGGCGCTCAACACAACGTTTAACAGCATCTTCGAATCCACCAAACGGTTGAATAAGGCTCTCTCTGAAGGAGCCAGCCCCACATTTCCCTGAGGGTAGATTCTCCAGTAATCTATAAAAGTCCATAATAACCTCGCATAAGGCTGATTCGTCAGCCTTCAATCATAAAGTCACAGCCTACTGCTGATCCTCAACGTAAATCCCGGCTGAAATAATTGCGCCGCCTATGCGTCGGCGACCATAAAGAAGCGGTACCGGATAGCCCTGCGCTGCGGTGTTTGTGACTCCGCCGAACGCGTATGAGGCGCGGTTATCTGAGCTCTGTTTGCTGGCCAGCCCTGTAGCCTGAGGGGATAACATCTGAACTACCCCCCCCAGCGTTATGGACGCACCAGCAGCAAACATCATATTGCTGGCAGCGATACTCAGACCTGGCATCCAGATCGATGCAATCACTAATACTGCGCCCAGGATAGTTTGAATCAAACCGGCTTTTTTACTCCCGATGATTACCGGGACAATGCGGATAACATCGCCGGTAACCGGGAAACCGAGGTCATCCACACCGATGTTTTTTTTACCCTTAAATACGGAGTATGTGAGCCCACGGCGCTGGCTGGAAATCATAAACTGCTCAAAGCCCGGAATAGTCTTTGCGAGCGCCACTCCCGCCTCGCTGACACGGGAAATCAGGCGGTGGTGAATTTTACCGAATGTTTTCCCGAGCACGCCGCCAAGCTCAATGCGGGTCATTACTTCCTGCATGTTTCACCTGCCATTACATCTTTATAGCGAACGATCTTCATCGTGCGCTCCTGCCAGTATCCGCCATAAGGAACACGCTGACTCAGATGCCCGTAAAGATGGTGCAGCAGCATGTTACCCTCCAGCAATATCCCGGCATGATTCCACTTATCGGCCTGCACCTGCATGATGACCAGATCACCTTCCTGAGGCGGACCATCAAACTCCCTGAATCCGCACTCGTACCAGCAATCCTGATAGAAATTGTCCGGGTAGTCGTTTTCCCACCAGGGATAATCCACCCGGTAATCGTGGAGCTCGATACCGTGGGTCTGCCGGAAATAGCTCATTACCAGACCCCAGCAATCGAAGTGGCCAAGCACAAACGGTCGCTCCAGCAATGGGAGCTCCCCGCGTGGCTGAATGGTACGTAAATCCCCCTCTGGCCAGCTCACAATATGCCAGGGCAGCAGTGTTGCATCACACTGCGCCTTATCAAGCTCGCTGGCCTGTGTCGTCGCGTCAGGATGGCTGTGAACAATGGCTACCACCGTCCCCCAGTCTTCTGCCGCTGCGTAATCTTCGGGGGACAGGTGAAAATGTTCAGTCGGCTCTGCTGCGAGATTACGACAGGGAAAATAGCGCTCAACCCGGCTTTTCTGTGCCACCACGCCGCAGCACTCGCGCGGATATTCCGCTGCAGCGTGTGCCATGATGGCATCAATGGTTTTCTGGCGCATATCAGCTCCTGATAAGAGATGTACCCGGGAAACCGCCGAACGGCAGCTCGTTGCTGTCTCCGTGCCGGAGCTTGCAGGCCGTCAGCGTGCCGTTGCAGACATCCAGCGAGGGATCGTCAACCGGATTATTGTTTTTGTCGAAATAGCGCGTTCCGGCATAGTCGCAGCCGTCGCCGGTCCGGTACTTGTTCCGGATGCACCAGCTGCATAACGAATGCAGCTGCCGCGTGGGTATCATCTGGCCCTGTAAATCCATCGGACTGGAAAGCGTAAATTCGACAATTTCATCCGTCTCGGTGCTTCTGGCATCGATATAAAAGACCTTCAGCTTTTCCTGTGACGGATCTGCGGTGGGATTGCCCTGCGGAAAATTTCTGGCGTCCAGATACTGTGCCAGCGTGTCGTGGATACTGAATTTAGCCTGCAGCAGGTCGTCATACGCCAGACAGAGCGCTGAGATCGAGCTGTCCAAGTTCGCCACACTCAGTTTTGGTTGTGGGCTGGTACCGTCCGTGGTCGCTTCAATGCCCTCAACCTGACACGGCCAGGCTTTATACTCCTCCCCCTGCCACCAGATGGACTTCGCCGGAAGTTTCTTCTCATCCCCGCCTGCAGCGTCAATCTCTTCCGGGGTATGCGCGATATTATGTGCGTGGAAGCGGAGCACATCTGACATACCGAACGCCGTGCCATCGACAGAAAAAAGCCGGACTTCATTGCCCGGCTCAAGCTTTTGATAATCAGCATTAAGACTCATGGTGAAAATGCCTGTTCAAACGTTGCGGTTACGGTTATCACTTTTACGTTTTTAACCACCTTTTTGAGGCTGTCAGCCTCGACACGCCACAGCGCCATATCGCCAAAAGGCGGAGTGAAAATAAACGACTTCACTTTGTGCCTTCGAAGGAAAGCGTGAATTTCATTCGCAGTAGTCGGATCACCTGAAAAGGAAAACTCATAGGTGCGAATCTCGTCATTCAGACCTGAGCCGCTCACCTGTGCGTACCCGTCGCCGAACTGAACCTTCCTGACTGTGTCTTTGCTTCCCTCAGTGGGCTGGCTGGAGACCTTAATCCCCCAGGAAAATGTTTCTATCGTCATAACTGTTACCTGCGATTGGTCGCTTTCCAGATAAGCCCACCGGGCTGGATTGCCCTGGCGATACCATCATTGACAGATTTGTTAATCACCTGCTGATACGCCTTACCCAGCCTGTCTCCGTCGTTTTGCTGTTGTGCGTTACCGGAAGCATTCTCGACCGTCACCGGCGCATATACACTGACACCGAAAGGTGCTGCAGCCGGGCCTGTACCACCGCCCCCGACATACCCACCCGTGGCATACCCTTTCATCATCCGGTAAAGATTGCCGACGCCGATCCGGCTGGTAGCCTCTTTGGTGAAAACAAATTCACCACGGTGAACGACACCTGCAGGTTCATATTTCCCGCCTGAACCGGTATAACCGCCACCTGCAAATCCTAGCGCGGTTGTCGCTGAATCCACCAGGCCTACCATCGCCTGTTTCAGCAGGATCTGTGTCAGCATGGAGAGCGTGGAGCGGGTAAAGTCAGCCCAGTCAGCCTTTCCGCGCGTCAGCATGTCAGCCATATTTTGTCCGATGCCATCAAACGTACTGCTGGCAAACGACTTCATCTGGCCATAAGCATCAGAAGCAGAATCAACATAATCTGCCCATGCGGATTTGGCTCCGGATTGCCAATCACCCCGAAGCTTATCCTGCTCGGCGTAATACGCATGCAGCCCCTGCAGCTCATTCTGATAACCGACATCGTTCTCCGAACCGCCACCATTTTTCCAACCCTGAAGAAGCTGGGCCTCTTCATTGCGACGTTGTGCTGCACGACTGCTCATACCAGCACTTTCCGCCAGGGCACGGGTTTTCTCGCCGATCTGCGTGACGTATTTTTGGGACGTATCCTGCAGGCGGTTAAGCCGCTCCTGCGCCACTATCTGATCGCCAAGCTTCGCGTTCAGCTCTGCACGGGAAAGCACCTCGCTTTTACTGGCCAGCAGGGATTTTTCCTCAGCAGAAAGCGTCCGGGTCTTCGCGGCTTCTTCCAGAACCGTAAAGCGGGACTGCTGACGCCACAGCTCCTGACGCTGCTGGCTGATGGTGTCATTTATGCTCTTATGCTCCTGCAGAGTGCGCAACTGTGCTTGCAGCTCCAGCGTCTGGGCGCTGGCCGTATCGGTGGCACGGGCACCTGCGGGGGTTCTGATGGCCGGAGTTTTCTTCGGCTTTTTAAGGGTGTCTTCGTACTCTTTTTTCGCGGCAGCCAGGTTGATGTTGTAGTCTGCCTGGAGGATCCGCCCCTCTTTCAGCGCCTTGTTGAGCTCGCTCTGCCTGGCCGTGTATTTCTCCAGGGCCGTCTGCGTTTTGACATAGTTTGCCTGTGCCTGCGCAGCATACTTCTGGCGATCCGATTCCGCAGCCGCTTCGCGCGATGCATTCTCTTCGTTCGCCCTGGCAATTCCCGCCTGCTGCTGCGCCATGTCCAGCGCCAGCCTGGCCGTTTCGCGGTCATTCCAGAATCGGGCGCGGGCCTCATCATTGACATATCGGTCACCTTTACGAAGGTCCCAGATTTCATCGGCTTTTTTGAACGCGGCTTCGGCTTTTGCCACCATCTCCTGCGCGGTATCAGGTCGTCCAATATCCAGAGCCGCATCCCACATCGACTTGAAGGCGCGCTTCAGGGAATCCGCTGAAGATTCAATCGTCCCCATATTGTCGCGGATGGCTTTGGTCTGATCGTTGAATCCGGCTGTAGCAGCCTCGTTAGCCGCCTGCAGTGCGCCAGCCTCATCACCGGCACGCTGCAGCTGCGCCACATGGGCAATCTGTTCAGCGGTAACGTTATGGAACTGCTGGGCCATCGCGATCAGGCCCGATGTCGGGTCCGTTGCGAGCTTGCCGTAGGCTGCTGCGACTTTCTCCACCGGCACGCCGGAGGCATCGGTAAACCGCGCCACCGCCTGGCTCATGTCATCAAAGCGCGAGCCAGCACGCACACCCGCGTTGATAAGCTCGGTCAGCGCTTCACTGGTCTGGTTGAAGGTCAGCCCCGCTGCCTGTCCGTTCCGCGCCAGGGCCAGCATGCGGTCAGCGGTCAGTCCGGCTGTGTTCCCCGACAGTACCAGCGTTTTGTTGAAATCAGACAGAGTGGAAGAGCCCTGGTACCAGGCATAGAACAACGCGCCCGTTGCAACGGACAATGCACCAATGCCGACCATCAACGGGGAAATCGTCCCCAGCAACGCCCGGAATGTCGGAATGATCCCGCCAAAGGAGTCTTTAACCTGACCGCCCTGCTGAAGCAGAATCAGCCAGGGGTTCTGCCCACCCGCAAGCTGCGTGGCCACATCGGTAAACTGGGCCGGGAGCATACGCATCGCTGCGTTATACTGACCCACTGAAATACCCGCCTTGCGCGCGGCGTTCTCCTGGCGGCTGAAGGACTGCTGGATACGTAACGCTTCGTCGTTTGCCGCATTGCCGGTCTGTTTTAATTCTTTTTTGACGTAGTTGAGCTGCTCGCTGAATTTCGACGAGTTAACGTCAAGGTTAACGACCAGATCACCGACTGCCGTCTGGGCCATAGCGCACGCCTCCTGAAATACCTGCAGCCTTCGCCATCAGCGTATTGTCATCCGGTTCATCAATGTCGATGGGTTCCGGTGCAGTATTAAGAATGCTGAAACTGTCCGGGGTTAACTCCGGATCGGCAAAAAACAGGGTTGAGATGGTGTAGAGCAAGCCGGAGAAGTGAGCGTCCAGCTGCACATCATGAAAGTAATTGTCCTGATAGAAGATTTTCCAGTCGCCATACTCCGTTGAGGACATGCCAGCAAGCATGGCACGCCAGTCCGGGCGACCGAACTCACGCGCCAGTTTCATGGCAAAATTCAGCTCACTGGCGAGGACTTTTCCGCAGTAACGGGTTCAGCGGGATCATTACGTTCTTCACCGGATGAAGTGGGTTCTTCAATGACAGGCGCAATCATCCCGGACAGGAGTTTCACCTTATATTCCGCTTCGGCAACCAGTTCGGTCGGCCATGTCTGCATGACCTCCTCCTGAATCTTTGCCACTTCCGCCGCCGCGTTTTCTCCCTGTGAGCCTTTCAAAGGGTGGCCGTGCCAGAGCGACATTGCGACGAGATACGCTCCACTCTTCACAGTAAAGGTAATGGCCGCCTGAAAATCGCCCATTTCAACCGCTTCCAGCTGCTTCAGGTATTCGAGGTGTTCAATACGCTGTAGCGCTGACAGCTGGAACAATGTGACGCTGCTGCCGTTGCATTCAAGCAGTTCGCTCTTTAGAAACATAATTACTCCGGGGGAACGGGGCTCGCGCCCCGGTTATCAGGAAACAGTGACTTTGCAGATCGCCACAAAGTTACCGTCATTGCTCATAACGATGATTTCTACGGTGCCCGCCGCCACGCCGGTGACAGTCAGGGTATTGCCGTTAACGGTGACCGTTGCTTTTGAAGGATCAGAGCTGGCTACGCGGAAGGATTTATCTGACGCACTGGCCGGAAGGACTGAAACCACCAGTTGCGTTGTGGCTGCGACCGCTACAACTGCAGTGGATTTATCCAGACTGATCCCCGTGACAGCAATCGGCGCGGTACCGCTGTCCTCTGCCAGCGATGGTTTGCCGTTGTTTGTGATTTTGGCCGTGCGGGTCATGACCTCTTTGGACGTAATGGTTTTACCGAGGCTGCTCACCCAGCCCTTAAACACATCGACAACCCCATTCGGATATTTGATTTTATATCCCCTCACGGTGCCCTCATCGAACCAGTTCACCAGGTCCTGCTGGCCGGAGTCTCCCGGCATCCACGCGAGCGTCAGGTTGGTTTCACCGGCTGATTTCTGCCCCTGCATCGTTGATGTCCAGTCGGCATTCTCATCATCAATGTAGGTGTCATCTTCCGATTCAGCTGTCAGTTCGCCGGGCTGCAGGTCTTTAATCTTTGCCAGGCGCAGCCAGTCAACGTCTGAAAGCGGATTGGCGTATGGATCTCCGGTTCCGGTGTAAACCCAGAGGGTGGTACCAGCACCTTTTGTTGGTGTCAGCGGGTTTGGTGTGGCCATAGGGTCCTCACATGTCGTAAGTAATGGAATATTTCAGGTCCGCAGAACTCCACAGCGCCATATCGTCATCGCGCTGGTAGTCATAGCCCTGCTGAACCATTGTGGTGATAAGGGATTCAAGCCCCGGAACCTCTGCGAGAACCGGATACACTCGCGTCTCCATCCAGTCATCCAGCTCAGAATCAGGTACCTGAGCCTCAAGAAAGACTTCGATATGCAGAATGGCCTGCCAGCTGTCGGCGTCCAGTTCTTCCCCGGTGTATTCCGCATCTGTCAGGTAAACGGCAACAGCGGGAAAATCACCCTCTTCGAGCACTGCAGGTCTGCCGTCAAAATAAATGGCGTCAGTACCAATCGCGCTCTCCAGCGCGTCAATAATCACCTTGCGAATATCGCTGTGTTTCATCGTGTTAGAATTAACCTGAGTTGGTTGGTAAGGGATGCCCGGAGTTCTTTGGGCATATCTGACTCCATGAGCTTTGGCAGTTCTTCTTTAAACGCCGTAGTTAATGGAGCTGCCAGCGGGATGCTGACCACTTCAATGGGGTAACGGGGTTTTGACGTCCGCCTCATGACATGCCAGCGGCCATTTTTAAGCTGCTGGATAAAACCGCCCGGAAAACGGAACGGCCCTATACGCAGAACGCTGTTGGCCCCTTTCTTGTCCCGTTTTCTGCGGGAAAGTCGCACGCTTGCGGTACCGAGTTTAATAGCCGGTAAATTGCCCCGGTTTACACGGATAAGCGCGCGAGGTTTATTGACCGTGGCACGCTTCACCCTGGCACGTTGCTTTACCAGTTTTCGCGGTACTCGCGTATCTTTTGATACGACTGCCACGCTGCGGCTGACGGCCCGGTTTGCCACGCGGTTAACAGCCTGCGCCGACGCACGCGGGACAGCCGTTTTACTGATGCTGTTAAGGTTTTCTATCGCCTGTTCAAGGCCTTTTATTGACATAGGCGCTCCTTAACGGCGACGAGAAGAAGCTGGCGGAGAGCCGTTACCCAGCCAGATGTGACAGGATCCACAGTCATCCGGACCAACACGATCAACCCAGAATTGCCGCCCGTTAATCGTCAGTTTGTCCATGCGCTGCAGCTGGCTGACAGTGGAGGTTTTAACAAACAGCGTCGGGCTGGTACCTTCAACACGAATCCCGGCACTGGCATAACCGATGTTTTCTGGATCATCAAAAACACCGACCAGCGTGATGCCAGACAATACGCCTGACATCACCTTTGCCTCTGTGCCCATCACACTGCGGATAGTGCCATCAGCTCGCGACATGGCCTCATCAAAGAGATTATCGAAATCAGCCATGTGGCCCCCTTCAGACTTCGCGAGCCAGCCCCTTTGCTATCAGCTCGTCTGCATCCTGTTCGGATACGCGGATAATCACACCGGGCTCAACGATGGATACCGGTTCGTTGCACGTGGCATGTAGTGCGTCAACATGCAGGGTTGCCAGCGTTTCTACTGATACCCGCTCACCCGGTGTGCCCGCTCCCGTTTTTACTTTTGCTGCGTCTGCAACATCGCTGTCGGTGCTGTCGGTGCTGTCGGTGCTGCCGGTGCTGCCGGTGCTGCCGGCAGCATTCTGCCCGTCGCTTTCGCCGTCAACCGAGATGGCGTCTCCGTCCAGCTCCTCTTCAAGCTCAGCAATACGCATCGTAAGTTCCTGAATGGTGCCGCTGGTGCTGACTTCACGGTTAAGCTGGGTACCAAGTTCATTCAGCCGAGCAATCAGCTTTTCTTTTTCTGTCATGGGAAATACTCCAGAAAGGTGGCCCGACAGGGCCACAGGGGGGGAGTTATGCCAGCTTGACGGACACGAATGCGTCAGGGTCCGGCAGTAGCATCAGCGGAGCTGACTGAATCATGGTGAATTCACGCGCCGGATCGCCCGACTGCACCCAGTTTTTTGGGTAGCGTGTCGAGGCATTGATACCTTCGCGCTGGGCATCAGCATCAAGAATGCAACCATATGTACGCAGGCCGCGAGCCTGGGTATTCCCCAGCACCATTGTCAGATCCGGCAGGTAGTTCTTTTTAACGTCATCCTCGATGTACTGACCGGAGTACACAACGATGGCCACGTCGCCATACATCCCCTTATAAGAGACGGCCATTCCCAGGTCTTTCACGGCGGTTTCCAGCTCAGAGCTCGAGCCGCGACGCGTATCCAGCTTTTCCTTCACCGCGTCAAAGGAGCGGAACAGCGCCCAGCCCTTTGGATCGAAGACGATAATGTTGACCACACCACTGGCGTTAAGCGCGTACGCTTCAATATCATCGGTCGGGTCGTACGTTTTTTTGTCGCGAGAAGACCAGGCTGCTGCACCCGCCTGGGTGATGTTGTTACCGGCACTGCGTCCCATATCAACTTCAACCGGCTCAAACGCTTCCCCGGTCATGGTGTATTTACCACTGAGGACTGCAGCAACGGCCTGCTTTTCTTCTACCTGCGCAATTGCAAGCTCTTCATCTTTCATGTTCTGAAGAATGATGCGTCGGCGGCGATAGGCAGGGTCGGCCAGATTCTGTGGATCTTCATCAGGCAGGCGGCGGAGGGTCATCAGCGGATTCACTTCATGTTTTGGCTTCACATACCCCGGCGTAAATTCCGACGTGCTGCCACCACGGGAACGAATCACTTTCCCGGAGACAATCGGCGATACGTACAGCGCCATATTGACCATGCCCGGAATTTGCGACAGGTAGACTTTTTCTGTACTGAAGGGATAAGTTTCGCGAAAGAAGATACGCAGGAAGAGCGGATCGAACTTGAATTTCTTCTCATTGACCGCCAGAAGCTGGGCTGTTGTGTAAACTGACATAGATTTTTCCCGTAAAAAAAGCCGCATAAGCGGCTTTTATGAAAGTTGAGGGTGATTAAACGATGCTGATCGCAGTACCGGCGAACGCGTTACGCTTGATATTTTCGTCGGTAACGGCAGATGGCCAGAGCACATCTTCGATGCGGAAAGAACCGGATTTATAGAATGCCAGTTCAGCACTGCTCTGGTCAGCGGTAACCGCCAGAATGCCGGTAGCTGCACCTGCATGCTCGCCGTCCCAGACGGTTAGCTTGCCGGACGTAGCATCGAGCATGAGCGGGGTCATTGCCGGGGTGGATGCTGTCAGTTCGCCCGGTGCATACGCGGTGTGTGCCGGATCGCTGTTACCGAGCGGCTGGTGATGAGTAAATACTTCTGTGATTGCCATGTTAGCCTCTTAAACGGGGGTGTTTAACAAATCGTCGCCGGCTTCAGCAGAGGCATTCCCTGCTGAAAGAGCGCCTGGTGCGGTTTCCATCAGGCGATCCAGCGCCGTATCGGTACGCGCCTGGGCGCTTTGCGGCGCCGCGGCCAGAATGCGCTGTGCACTCTCGACCGTCATGCCCGGCGTTTCGGCCAGGGCACGGGCCTGTGATTCACGACCTTTTGCCTCTTCGCAGTTCAGAATACCCATGATGCGACCATTCTCGGCGGCTACGGCTGCCGATACCTGAGCGCTGAGGTCTGCCGGGGCCGTTAAGGCAGCAGTTGTTGTGTCAACGGTGGTGACCTGCTCAGCCGGTGCAGTCGTCGGTGTTGCTGCCTGGTCAGCTGGCTGATTGGTCGCTGCAGATGCAGAAGGTGATGGCATAGTTCCTCCAGTGGTTGTTTTTTTGCGTCTGTCGAGTGCTTCACGCATCACGCTGAGCGCGTCGGTATTGTTAACAAGTTCATCCGCCAGACCGTTATCCACGGACTCCTGGCCGGAGAAGACGGCCGCTTCGGTGTTCAGTACGGCCTGCACTGACATTCCGGTATAAGCGGAAACCTTTTCGGCAAACATCTGACGAGTGGCATCGATGCGCGTCTGAAAATCAGCGCGAACGTCCTTTGGTAGTTTTTCGTAGGGGTTGCCGTCGACTTTATGATCGCCGCTGTAAATCAGCGTGACCTCAACGCCGTTAGTTTTCAGCGCAGCGCCATAATTACTGTGCGCCATCATGACGCCGATGGAGCCGGTTCTGGCCGTTTGCGTGACAAGCCGTCGCGATGCAGAACTGGCAATTAGCTGCCCTGCGCTGCAGTTCATATCATTTGCCAGCGCCCAAACGGGCTTGATATCCCGCATCCGGGCAATAATGTCGGCACAGTCGAAAGCCCCGGACACCATCCCGCCCGGCGTGTCCATATCCAGCAGAATACCGTCTACGCCTGGATCGCTCATTGCCTGCTGCAGTCGGGCAATGACCCCGTTATAGCCCGTCATACCGGAATAAGGCTGAAGTGACCGGGTTTTGCTGACCAGCGTCCCGGAAACGGGCAGCACCGCGATCCCGTTTGTTACCTGATAGCTCCGCGCTGGCCGGGGCCCCATCTCCTCGTCATCGCTAAACAGCGCCAGCGGCTCTGCAATTTGTTCAGCGCCGAGCGAGACGCCAGAAGCGGAATCAGTCAGTCGGGTGATACCCAGCTGGCCTGCCAGCGCGCAAAAGAAAACCCGCGCGTAGGCGGGTTCAAGCATCAGCGGCTCATTGAAGGCCATGCTGGCAATATGCGGGAGATTACGCAGCTCTGGCGTCATCTTTTACCTCCTCGTTTGATTTTTTCAGCCCAGATTCAAATGCAGCTGCCGCCCATGCCGGAGGTTTAAGTCCCGCGCTCCGGCGCTCCATAGTTTCACGTACCTGCTGAGAAAATATTTCCTGATAGTCATCTCCGCGTTTGGCACACTCCTTCTCATATGTGCTGAGACCAGCCTCAATCAGCATCACGGCCTCCTGCACCTCCTTCAGCCCATCAATAGCCATGCGCCCCGAGCCAATCCAGTTGGCGTTACCCCAGGCAGTTCTCGCCTCCTGGAAGCTAAACCTGGCTTTGGAAGGGAGCGTGACAACCCGGCGCGCAATCGCCTCTTCGAGCCAGCAGACAAACATCTGGCAGGCTTGCCGGGCCGCGACAAACTTGCGACGGCCCATGAAGTACGCCCATGACTCGTTAGCGCTTGCGCGCGCAGTCGAGTAACTCATCTGAGAATAATTTCGCGAAAGCTGCTCATACGACACACCCAGCCCAGCGGCAATATAGCGCAGCAGTGACTGTTCAAAAGTCGAGTAGCCGTTATCGGTATCCTGCGCCGACTGAAGGTTGAGAGAATCACCCGGCAACAGGTGTGGAACCCTTGCCCCACCCAGGCGAACCGGCGCAGCTGAGTAATAGGACGCCATTTCACCGAGCCAGCCCGTCAGTTTGCTCTGCTGCTCTTTATTATCCGCGCCGAGAATGAAATCCATCGCCGTCTGCGTATCCAGCTCACTCTCGATGGTGGCAGCATACATGGCCTTCACTATCGCACTCTGGAGCTGGGTGTTTTGCAGGGTATCGAGCATTTTCATCTGCTCCATAACGCTGTAAAACGCATTGGCTCCACGGGTCTGTCCGTCCTCCATCGGTTCGAAGACATGGATAAAAGAGGGGCGCCCTCCGGGGAGCTCGCGAGGTATGTAGGTCCAGTTCTGCGCCATCCAACCAGGATAACCGTCATCGCTGACGTAATATCCCAGCGCAGCACCACTATTATTGATTTTTACCCCGGCGCGACAGTTCCGGGTATCACCGATGTTGTTTGGATTACTGACGCGCTTCGGACTAACCATTTTGAACTGAGTACGGAAAAGACGCGTTGAATCGCTGTCCCATGTCGCCTGCATGCATAATTCACCGTTAAACGCATGCATTGCTACACCTTCACGAATCATCATCGTAAACGTTCGCTTGCGTTCGGCATCAATCCCGCAGAAGTCATCTTCGGCATACTCATTCCAGGCGGCTTCCACATCCCGAGAAAATGCGCGTGAATCCTCCTCATTGATGCCAAGATAGCGCCAGCTCGGTCGATAACTGAGTCTGAAAAATGACCCGACGATGTGGTCCTGGTGGAGCTGCACGGCGTTTGCTGCATAGCCATTATTTCGCACCAGATCGTCAGCGCGGGCATTTCCACGAGAATAGTTGGGAAGGAGTGCGGCATCTGCACTTTCACTCGGCGGATTCCAGCCCCGCAGCTGCCCACCAAACCCGCCACCACCACCATGATATCCCGCGTATTCCCGAAGGGATGTTTTCCCGTCAGGTCCCACTAAAGATGGTATTTTCATACGTAAAACCCTGCTGGCCCCCGGCGTCGTGATGTGGTACCAACCTGAGATTCAAGGTCAGCAATATATTTTTTGAGATCGCTGACTGATGTGGCTGTAAATTCCACTCTTCTACCGTCTTTCTGTACCGTAGCCACGCGCTTTCCCATCATCAGGTCATGTAACGCAGCGCGCGCGGCATCCAGTTCAGTCTGTGTTGCCATTATTCCTCTCCAGATAATGCCCGCGCGTAATCCGCCAGGGTCTTGTTATTGTTACGGCTGCCTTCTTCCTCCAGCAGGCTGGCCAGAAGTGAATCAAGATTTAGCTGCCAGCGGGATATGCTGATACGAAGCGCCGCCAGTGCATAAACAAAGCAATCGAGCGCCTCATTTCGTCGTTTTTTGCTGTCCCAGACGATCTTTTTCTTTCCGTCTACCCATTTTTCCACCTGCTCTTCAGCAGTTAGTTGTTGGGCCTCGGTTAGATCGTAGATTTCTGGGTTATTCGGGAAATGAACCGCTCCCGCCAGCGACTCGTCTCTTTGCGCCACCAGCGTGAAACGGTTATAAATCTGCTCTTTTGCGGTGTCTGTTCCTACCTCAGTGAGATAAACGCCACTCTTGTTACGCTTGCGTGGCATGTTCGCCACCGGCTTTCCATAAACCGACGCACCCTTTATAGGGATCACACGAAACAGACCATGTTTTTTTGAGCGGTTGTAGACGATGGTGGGATCAATGCCGCCAATATCCCAGCAAGTGCGGGATATAACCATTTCGAGACCGTTCTGGCGCTTATATGTCCTGTTGATCGCCTCATCCACTCGAGCGAGAGTCGACTCATCATCATGACGACCCATAATGATAATTTTGTCGATAAGCCAGCTTTCCTCGCCAGGTCCCCAGCCCCAGACACGCATTTCGTAACGGTCTAGCTGGGAGTCAATACCGGCAGTAAGATAGGCCACGCGCTCCGGCACAGACGCTTCAAAGTGCTCTTTGCGCTCCGCTAAAACTTCAGCATCGGGTCGTTCGCCTATTTTCGGTTCCCACGTTTCGCCCAAGGTCGTGTTAACGAAGGTTTTGCGCTTACCCGTATCACCTTTTGTTTTTATCCAGTCCTTGACGATCTGCACCCAAGTTGTGAACGGGCTGTAAGCGGTCCAGATGTGGAATGTAACGCTGTCAGGAGGTTCAATTTCAGTACCGGATGAAGCAAACCAGTTAAGGCCGTCTCGCGTCCAGATACCTGTTTCATCACAAATATACCTGGCCTCAAGGAAGTCCAGCTCCTGTTGTTTAATCACACAGGCATTGTGTTCACAGAGGTAGTAAACGCTGGAAGGTTCTCCCGGAGACCACTTAAAGCCAAATGGTGTCTCTTCATCGCCAAATTTCAGATACTGCTCTTCCCCGCAGTGTGGGCATGGAACATGGAACCGAAGAAAATGTTCTGACTCCTTAGCAGCCCTTTCTATCTGGCACGTACCTTTGACTTTCGGTGTAGAGCCGCGAATGGATTTTGGCCATACAGAACCCTCAATACGCTTATCTCCCAGAAAGGTGGGAGAACCTTCTTTCTCGATGTCATCATCGAAAGCGGCAAGCTCGTCGTAGCCAGCCACATCAACGGATTTTTCACGGTAGTTTTTTGCAGCCTTACCGCCCAGGCACCAGAAACCACGACCATTTGAGAAACGCTTCATGCTAAGCGTATTGTCCCGGTGTTTTTTGCCGTACCAGGGAGCAAGCGCCAACAGCGTCGGAATATCACGAATGGTCGGTTCGACATGAGACTTCATGAAGTTTTCAGCGTCACCGTCGGTTGGCAACCATATTAGGGAGTTACGCTGTTTATGCTGGATGAAATATGCGTAAACGCCGAGCAACATTTTTGAGTAGCCGACACGAGCAGATTTAACGACATTCACTTCGCGGATATAGTCATTGCCCATCGCATTCATAATTGCACGCTGAAATGGCAGTGTTTCCCAGCGCCCTTCCTGGTAGGCAGACTCTTTCGGGAGATAGTAATTCTCATCTGCCCATTCAACCGCTGTTTGCGGTTCTGGCCGATAAAGCGAACGTAGCCCCGCCCGCGCAGAGTGCTGCAGCCCCTTAACCTGACTGTTCGATATATTCACTCAGCAACCCCGGTATCATTTCATCCAGCGCAGCTGCTTTGTTCATGGCCTTAATGATGTCCTTCTTGAGGAAATCAATATGTCGGTTCTCCAGCTCCGGGAAGCGCCGCTGAGCCGACAGAGGTATTCCATCGAGAATGCTGGCAATTTCTCCGGCTACCCGCGACAGCACGAACGTGCAGAATGCGGTCTCCACCACTTCAGCGGACTCTTTTGCATTTTTTAATTCCTGAGCGTCAGCCTGAGCTCGCGTAAGTCGGTGTCGCTCATATTCAATCGTGCCAGGTTGAAGATCGGACTCAGAAGCAATACGGAGATCTTCAACTTCCTTCCGCAACTTTTCATTTTCTATGGCTGCATCGCGCGCACTGTACCATTCGATTGCGGCAGCAGATTCAAAGAGAACCTCATTACCCTTGCCACCACCGCGGGCAACCGGCATACCTTGCTCCTGCCAGTTCTGAATCGTTCTGACGCTCACCCCGAAAATTTCGGATAAGCGTTTTTTGTTAACCTCCATGGCTCACTCCTGGCACAAAACAGAGAAAGGAAACAATCAACGGTTAACTTCCGTTTTCCATGCTTAGCATTTCCTTTCTGGAGAGAGGATGTTTTCAACAAAAACAATGAGAAAACAAGAAGAAGAACGGAAATGGCATAAACCAGAAAATTTTCATAAATAGCGAGAATCTGCGCGGACGCCGCCCCGTAACAGGGCGGATCGCCGGAAAGGACCCGAAAAGATAATGATTATCAATTGCAAGTTATTCCCTTCAAGATAATGCCGCCTGGACGGCAATGGCATTGGCCCGTGTCTGTAATCCATTCATCGGCTGCTTTTTAAGCTCAGATGTATTGCTTTTTGTTTTGCAGAACTACCACCTTGTTACTGCAATTGGAATTGGTTTCCTGGTAGAGTTCCAAACCCAAATTTTCAGTGGAGGATGGACGGTCATTTTATCCCGTAAAAAATCGCCTGTTGCTGTATCTGGAATGTTTTCAGACTCAGCAAAACTGATTGATGCCGGGTCTAAAACAGATATCAGTGCGCTATTCGTACCATCCGTTATTTGAACTGGTTCAGCGCCTATGATCATTCTTTCTGTTGCCATGTGCTCCCCTACGCCAGTACGTATTCAGGTGTTGATGGATTGATGATAAATTTCTGCGCAGCTTCAGGTATGAGGCCATAGATAACATCAATGTGATAACCGTCCTTTAGGGTCGGCTCCTTTATCACATTTCCGGCCTCGTCATATTCACCGTCACTGTTATACAGAACGCCTCGCACAGAAAACTGAATAGACTTAGTCGGTACTGCCCATCCAGCCCCCTCAGACCACCAACCCGTAGCCGCTCTCGCAGTAGCCTCATCAGGGAATCGTAAATATGTCAGCCTGCTCATTATCTTATGTACTCGATTCGTTGGATGTAGCGCTTACCCCAGTCATTAGCAGACTGTGGCAGCTGAATAGACGGGCTGTTAGTCGGGATTTCCAGTTGCTCACTGGTATTGTCTGAATAGTGAACCATGATTGCACTCGCCAGCCCTCCGGGATTTTGCACTGTAGCGAAAGCAGCCGCTCGCGTTGCTGAAATCCCATTGGTAATTATTGGGGATGTAGCGAAGGCTCCGGACTCATGCTGAACCATTGCACAAGAATAGCTTCCGGCAAGAGCAACAGCTGAGTAAATGACTGTTGCAGGCGTTCCGCTTCCAGTTGAATCACCGGTAAAGGCGTATCGCACCCACTCTGTATTTACATCATTAAATCGCCAGGTGAATGGAGAAGAGAGAGTCGATGTTTTTTGCCTGAAGTTTACATTTACGATCTCCGTGCCAAGATAACCATTTCCTATTAACATCATTCGCGAGTCGCCAGAAATACCAGCCATCGAAATAGTATATCTCTGCCCTGCAGATACCTGCGACTTGGTGAAAACACCCGAATTGACTATGGCGCTAACAGCTACTGCATAGGATTTTTCGCCGTATGGATTGTTTGGCCCTGTCTTTGTTATGCCAGTTACAACTGGATTTACGTTCCAGGCGGCAAGATTTTCTGAGTAGGAAATTAAGTTGGTTCTCTGAGGCTCAGGCTCATGCCTTCCAACTGCCACTCCATTTCGGTACTGAAGCGGCCATACGTCAGGTGCAGCGAACTGAATAGTTCCGTCAGCTGAGTAGTATGCATGGTTGCTTGCACAACTGAACGAAACCCGATAATCCAGTGCAGAGGAGGTAAGATCGATATCGCTAAGGTCAACCCACTCGCCAGGCGGCAGCGTCATAACATTAGCACCGGGAATAACTATGCCGGATGGAAAACTATCTGATGATGCGCCAAGCTCAGTCACACCAGGGATAAATAAGCCTTTCATAATTGCACCACAAGCGATGATAAATATTTCAAATAAAACCGGCATAGGCCACGCTATTTCATGGCTCTGGTTTTCTCTATTAAGGAGCTTCTGTAATGCCGCGATCAGCCAATAAGTAATTCCGGCTGCGTTACCTGCATGATGTGCTCATGTTCGAGCTCCAGGACGCGCTTCTCTTTCTTCCGCTCGTTCATCAAACGGCTTCCGATCGTGCCTTTCAGCTTTGAGCGCGTTTCTTTGATGGCGTAGCGATGCTGCAATTCTTCACCCATCGCCATGCGCCGGCTCAGTTGCTCCGCCATCCAATTAAAGGCATTGATGTAGCACTCCTTTACTGCGGCAGCTGTTTTACCGGTGAATCCCATCACGAGCATCATGCATCCGTCGCGGGTGATGTTATACATAGGCTGAACATCGCCATTTTTATCAATAAAATCAATGGGCGCAAAATTGCGCTGGGTGAAGTCATCGGACCATTTCAGGTTACGTATGGCACGCAAAACGTCTTTGTGTCGCTTGCCAAAGTAGTCCGCCACCTTGAGTGATGTGGTGATTATCTTGTTGTCGAGGGTCGTGACCATTTCGCGGAAGTCGAAGGCCGGAATAACTGACGGATTATTCATAGCGTCTTTACCTTTTAGAAAGTGAGCCTGTCTCACAGAAAAGCCGCCCGAGAGAGGTCGCCACCTATAACGGCATTTCTAAGGCTCGCTTACTGAAAGGCTCTCGTTGATGTGCGCGTGAGATGCGCTTTATACTCCAGCAATAGCCGCCAGCAATGCCAGTAAGTATCAAATTACAAAATTATCTTTGTTCATTTTGTTGAGTGACACCTCAAAAAGGAGGCATGGGAAATGAGTCTGGAAAAATTGCTAATCAAAGATAGAAAATGTGGTTCATGTTCTGTTTGTTGTAAATCCCTGAGAATCGAAGAGCCAGAGCTTAAAAAATTTGCTGGAGTGCCATGTCAGCATCTTAAAGCACAGGGCGGATGTTCGATTTATAACGATCGCCCATCTCTATGTCGTACGTGGTACTGCGGATGGAGAGTTTTAGGTATCGGTCCGGAAATGAGGCCTGATCGTTGTGGTGTTCTTATTCGCTTCGATGGCAAAGCTCTGTGCTTTCAGCCAGTAAATGATGGTCAAGTTACTACATTGCTTGATCCAGAGCCTTTACGTGTTTTAAGCAGTTCAATTGCAAATGGGATGACCGTTCAGATTTCGATTCCGACAAAAGAAGGCTTTTGCTCTTCAAATGTCGACGTTACAGCAGCTATGACCGAGGTAGTTAAAACCAGAGAGTTTGATAAGATTCGTGCAACTATGATTGGATTAATTCAATTCGCTGCGAATTCGAAGACAGACCCGATTGCTCCTTTAAATTAGCATCCGATGCCGGGGTTGCACCCGGCTTAACAAACGAGAAACATACGAATCGGTTGCAAATCTCAAGCAGCTCTTCTCTTTTAACATTAGACGATCGTTTCATTAGCATTTCATCTGATGTACTGAATAAGTTTTTCATAAAACATTCCCATTCTAATTATCTAGGCTGCATTTAAATGCCTCACCACTTCCCGGAGTGGCCACGCTCATGCCCTTGAGTTGCTGTCGCTTCATCGCCGCTTATAACCGGTGCGCGTCTGGCGTTCGCGCTGCTTTACCGGAGCATGTCCCCTTATTTACCCTCACAACGGTCTGCTATACCTGCTCGCCATTACGCGACTCGGGGCAGCAACATGACTGCTGCATTACCTTACGGCTGTGGTCTTCCCGCTTTGCTACTTCAAATCGGCTTTCTCCTTCTGGCAGTTAGCCTGCCACGCTTTGTTATGCGCCAGGATGTCTTTCTTCGTCTGGTGGTCCAGAACGTCGATGTCGTGATCCGTTAGGTAGATTGGTTTTACCCAGTCACAGGCGGTATCAACCACCACCAGCGCGCCGGCTGGCAGGTGCCTCAGATGCTGTTCGAGTGAACGTTTTAAAACGTCTGCGCGCTGATGTGTCGAAATGGCAATGCCGATCCGGGATGAAACGACGCTGGCGGGAGCGTATGGGACACCATCAATAGTGACCTGCATAAAACCTCCCGTCAGATTCCACGCCGTAAGGAAGTCCAGATCGCACCGCCTGGCTGCATAGCTTGTTGAATAGTTTCGTCCACAACCTTTTTGATGGACTGCTGTAAGGCGGTCTCTAACGCGTTTTGGTGATTGGCGGCAACCGCAAACTTTTCAGCCAAAATCTTCACGCGGCTTTTACCATCGTCAACATCGAGTGCCATGCCAGCTTCGTGCTGCTTACCCTTGTCGGTGACGTTCACGTTCAATTTCACGTTATAACCCGTAGACAATACGCCATCGCCAATCAGCGCTTCGTGGATGTAAGCCTTGCCGGTTTTATCGACAAACCAGCCACCTTTAAGGCCATGAAGTGCGCAGCTGTTACGGATCTCTTCGTCCAGCGCCTCAATAATCTCTTCGGTATCGACAGAGGAAACCCCTTCGATCCAGTCACTGGCTCGCCAATCTCTTGCTGAGCCATCCTGCCCAACTGGAAGCGGACGCAGGCGCAGCTGCAATCGCTCACCTGCTTTGAGACCGGAAATAAGGTAGTTGATAGCAGGCCAATGGATGATTTCTTTCACAAGTCGGCCATCTTCATGAAGGTATTGCAGCTCCAGCCACAAGCAGCCACCAGGCCATTTCCATTCGACGTCCACACCAAAAGGTTTGGGAGTGGTTTTTACGTAAGGGACGATTGAAGGTTCTGACATTTTAATTTTCCTTTTAGACGTGAGCCTGTCGCACGGCAAATCCGCCGAAAGTTAACGGTTTGCCCAGGCTCACAGCTGAAAGACTTTCTTTGATGTGCGCGTGCGATGCGCAGAGATGTTATTACCAGGAACTTTCGTATGTGATATTCGTCAGCTCATCTGACAATTCGCTAATGGAGTAAGCGATAGCCATCTTCTGTTCCCTGTTGAACGAAGACCATAGATGACGCAAAGATTCGCTAAGATGATATTGCCAGTGCCCGTCACCGCTTAGATCTTCCCAGCCATCAGGCAGAAGACAGAGCCCACGACCATAACGCTCCTCTTCCGGGGTAAGGGGGGGGCGAGCGGCTGCCGTATTTACTGGGCCATCACCCCAATTGCCGACAACTATTTTCCCGCCACCAGCCATATTGACTGTCATCCCAACCTCACTGATTTCAATTGTTCCGCCCATGGCTTACCTCTCTGTATACTGGTGTAGAGTGCTCATCTGCCCACGAGCACTGGCACAATCAACAAAGGAATGATTTATGAATAAGAAAATTTTCGATGAAATGGTTCTGCTTAATGAGCAAACATGGGAAAGGCTATCTTCGATAATGCAAAGCGAAGACGACATAGGTGTCGTCTTGCGCCTTCACCTGGTAACCGAGAAAATTATTGAAGCGTGGTGCTGTGCGGCATCAAACAACGTTAATTTTTTTGATGGTTTCGGCGAAAACTTAACTATGTCATACGCGGCAAAACTCAAGCTCGCTACAAATTTTGGTTTGAATGAGTTTTCCTACCAGGAGCTTAAAGTCGTAAACAAAATCAGAAATGCACGATCACATCAAATTGATAATTCAGAAATTACCAATGAAGAGATAAATAAATTAATCACACTCATAAGCAAGGGCGATCAAAGAGAGCTAATTGAAAACCCCAAATTTGGCATCCTGATTGGTGACAAAGGAATACATCTCAATGACGAAGGGATTTCAAATCGTGAAAAGTTCATTGCCTCTATAGCTGCGGTAATTCTCAGGATTGCCAAGCAAGTTAACGACGGCGATAAATTTATAAAATTACTCTAACCGTCCATTTTACAGCAGGCATTCATTGAGTGCCTGCTGTAATGCCTAGTCTTCCAGTTGCAGTACGCCGCGCTGACCGGTGTAAGCGATGTGCTTATCATCCCGGTACAGGACCGCCATATCCTTCAGCTTATTCGTCCCTGCAAGATCGAGAAACTGATAAGCCAGGTGCGGCTCGGGTGATTCGATGTAAGGCAAGTGCCAGTTATCAGCGATGGGCCAGGCGTCATCGTCCCACAGGAAGAGATGGTCACACCCGGCGTCCATCAGCGCGGTTAAACTGGCGTTCTTCGAAGCAACAATGCCGAGTGATGTTTCATGGCGAAGCAGCTGCACGCCGTCAGGCACTACTGCGGCAGGTTTAGAGCCATCGTCGATAACCACCACAAGCGCACCAAATGGAAGATGCTTTACATGCTGCTCAATGGCGCGCTTAAGAACTTCCGGTCTTTTATGCGTTGTTATTGCAAGTCCAATTCCAATTGCAGAACGTGAATTTTTGGCAGGTGCATAAGGGACACCATCTATTGTGACCTGCATAAAATCTCCGTTGGCCAATGTCTTCACGATGGAGCTGCTCATATTAATGGCAAAAAAAAGCCCTACCTTAGTAGGGCTAAATCTGGAAGGAATGCTTAGTTGAAAAAAACGGCGCCATCAAAAAGAGAGTTTTTGATTTTTGCTCTAGAGTTTATACGCTCACGAATAGCTTCATCATGATCAACGCGAAGTAGCCATTCAGACGCTGCATTTGCAATATCAATGCATAGTCTCTTAGCGCTCAATTGTAGCGCACCATTAATCATGCATTGGTGTGTATCCCCATGCGTAATGTGAATTTTCAAGCCATTAGCATTATCATCTGCAGAGTGCAGAAAAGCGTTTCTGAATGCCCAAAAATCAGTTGGCGACAACTTGCATGTGAACGGCATACTTTTCAAATGTTCTAGTTGCACAGCATGCATTGTCTGTGCCTCATCAGGATCTGTTGCGATGAAGTGTTCGTAGCAGGTATCAGGGAAATACTTACTTTTTAAGTTTTCCTCAAACCATCGTTTGGATCTTACTCCATTATGCCTTACCTCTGGCGTTTCTAGCTTTCCACAAATATCGGGGATGCTTAGCGCCGTAAAAAGCGCTGCATGATAATTTCCGGACTCGACACTTTTATAAATTGACTCAATAAAATCTTTCATTCATTCCCCCTTGTTTTTCCCTAATTGTAATAGAAGAAAACCGCAGAAGAAGAGAGCATGATCATTTTTGGTGATAGAAACCTTGCCCCATCACTACATATGCTCGCATAATGGCGAATCAGGGCAGCAACAAGACTGCTGCATTGCCTTTCGGCTGCTGTCTTTCCGCTTTACTACTTCAAGTTGATTTTCTCATTCTGGCAGTTAGCCTGCCACGCTTTGTTATGCGCCAGGATGTCTTTCTTCGTCTGGTGGTCCAGCACATCCCAGTCGTGCGCTGTGCCGTAGATGGGTTTAACCCAGTCGCAAGCCGTGTCCACTACCTCAACCCTTACGGGTCCAGTTGTCACGCAGCTCGCGATCAACATCGTCGCCAGGCATATGGTTAACAGTCTGCTGTACATTGCTGGCCTCTTTCGTTGCTTCTACCCGGCGTTCGGCTGCTGCGACCGTTGCCGCTGCGTTATCTTCGGTGCGCTGCTGGTCGGCTTTCGCTTCCGCTTTGCTGGTGCCGCGTATATGGCCCAGGCCAAAAGCGCCGGCGATAGCGGAAATTACCAGTGCAGCCAGCCCGATTATCGTTTCAATACCCACATTCACCTCACACCAGAACAGATTTCGCCAGGTTAAACAACGCGCGGCGTTTATCCAACCCGTTTTTGCCGCCATTGATAAGCAGCGTCACGCGCTCCACGTCGCCGGAATGAAGCAGGCAACCGCGGGCGGCAAAGAACCATGCAGCTGAGCGCGCGGCGTATTCATCCTGTTCAAGCAGCTCCGGATGAGTAACAAGGTCCAGTTTCAACGCCTGGCCACAACTGCGATAGTTGCTCAGGCCGGTAATCTGTTTCAGCCCACGACCGCGATATTTCCAGCCATCACCGGCAACCTGATTGCCAAGGTGTTCTTTTCCCCACTCACCACCGTATACCAGATTGGCGATCGCTCTCTGATTAGCCGGGTGCTCTGCCGTTCTGCCAAGTGCGGCGGCCTGCTGTGGAGTGATGCGGTGGCTGCCGAACGTCGGTACCAGGTTTTCAGCAGCGTAATTCAGGTTTTCCACCAGCCGGGTGAATCTGGTGCTTTCATGCCCCATCTGGGCAATAAACATGGCCTGATCGAGCGGTGCGGTGATGCCGTATTCCTTCATAGCGGCGTCGATATGTGGAAACCAGCGCGCAGCTAACCCGGCGCTGATACCAGCCGCCCTCTGAAATTGTGTTTGGTTCATTAGTGCCTCAGACGATCAACCAGCCGCGCCATATTTCCACGAACCTTCAGGATGGCGGCGAAGATAAGAATGTTTGCGACCACCACCAGCCAGCTGGAATCACGATAAAGGCCGAAGATGAACTGCAAGGGGATCGCGGCGTAAACCAGCACGGTTATATACGCCAGGACAGAAATAAAGGGGCGATGCCGGGCGCCATGTCGCTGGTAAAACATCAGCACGATGACGATGGCCGCACAAATAAACGCATTAAAGACTGCTGACGGGTCAATTACCATTTCCCCCTCCCCCACGTAGCCGCGAGAAAAACTTGAACACGTTGTTCAGGTCCTGGTTGTTAAGATAAGTGAGGATTTTTATACACAGGGCAGACAGAATCACTGCACCCAGTGCATCCAGCGGTTTTTCATAGTGCGAAGCTGCATTTAGAAGTGAGCCAATAAGTCCAGCCCCAAGCACCCCAACGATAAACGACGTCAGGAAATATGCTGCCAGTCGGGCGCGGGACAGGTTTGTGGCTGTCGCGACGTAGAACACCGCACCACCAAACGCCCCGAACACCACACCAAAATCTGTATGAGTAAAGACGCCGTACAGGACTGAACCCAGCAGGCCGCCGCCGAGAACAGCGCCGGTGCCGGTTAATGGATCGGACATTAAGCCCCCTCTTATTGCTGTGATCCCTCTCAGGAAATTTGAGGGGAATAAAAAAAGCCCGCTCGCGAGAGCAGGCTAAAGTGATGATTATCACAAGAAGGTAGAAAGGAGATCATCCGAAAGACAGGTAGTGACGTCCGGGTATCGAGGCCGATTCACTGATGGTTCAGGAGAACCACCTGCCAGCGGATATATCCCCTTCTTCTTTAGCGTAGCCGTAACTTCGGGAAACGAGCAAAAAAAACCTGCTGTTTAAAGCAGGCTCTCAAGGAATTATCAATTCGATATTATTGTTATCGTGGTGCCGGGTGCCTCCCGGTGACTCTACCCCAGTCAGCAAAGCCGCGCGCATACCTGCAGATAGCAGTTGACTGGAACGCCCTTTCGCTTAGAAAGGATTCACCACAATAATAAGTTACGACTAATCCATTCTAGCGGTCAATACATCATCGCCATGAGTCCTCTCAGAACGAGGGGAAACAAAAAAGGCCACCCGGAGGCAGCCCCTTAAAATAAAAAACCCGCAGCAGTGGCGGGTTTATGTTTTGATTTGTTGCTCAGTACGCTTTACTGTCCCGAGCCTACCACAATTTAAGCACTTTCTTGCTCACTATGCAACTTAAATCTGTCGCCATTTGTGCCGAACGCATCACAAAGTGGTGCGTAAAGGATCGATTCTGCAAGACTAACCCATGTATCAATGCGACGACGGCATGTAATAAGGGTCCAGTCGGGGTGTTTTGAATTAAGCTCTTTAGCCATCTGGAGTTTGCTTTTACGCAGACGATGACGATCAACAATCACACTATACAGCCCACGGTATTCTTCGTTCATCAGCACTGCCGCAATAACGCCGTCAATCTTAAGCCCCTCTTCGTCCGAGCAGAACGCCAGGCCAGTTTTGTTTTTACTGTCGAGAATTTCTTGCAGGTACGCTTCCAGCTCGGGTTTGGTGATACCGGATTTCTTCATGCGGCGCAGCGCATCGTTGATAGCGGTCTTGGTAATTTTTCCGGACGCAAGCAGCTGGTTGAACATGTTTCCGCCTGAGCCACCACCGATATAAGACCAGCGGCCCCACATGCGGAGCTTTCCCTGTACCCAGATGCTTTCGAGAGTGAGAAGGCGAACCATCTCGCCGGATTTGCCAACTTCAGAAGGATTGATCATGTTGCGTCTCCACTTACGCCAGTGCGCCAATTTCCAGCGCACGATCTAAAAACCGAAACAGCAGCGTTAACTGGTCGCCGTGCTTCGCTTCAAATGCCACAGGATCAGCGTGCAACTCGTCGTGATGTGCTCTGCACAGCGGTATCACAAACAGGTCATGCGCTTTAGTACCCATTCCACCTTGCCCGTGGCCTATCAGGTGGTGGGGGTCGTCTGCCGGGTTATTGCAGCAACAGCACTGCTGCGACTTCACCCAGCGGGTGTACTTATCGTTCTCCCAGCGGCGGCGCTTTGGCCTCAGCATAAAAGATTCAGGTGATTCAGGGTCTACCTTAACGGAGACAACCTTCTTCACTTTCTCCTTGAGGATTTCAGTCGCCGGTAGCGACGGAACAATGTCGCTTTCCCGCATTACGGAACTGTGCGATTCAGGCTTAATCCTGAGGGCTTTGCTCGCCACTGATTCAGGAATAAGGTCAGCCAGATCGTTGCGTACCATCCACCAGCAGAACTCCGGAAGCGTCAGGGTGTGGTCTTCGCTGAATCCCAGCATAATATTCACTCTTCCGAGTAACCATTTTACCAGGTTCTGCATGGCAATTCCTGCCAGTCTTTCAGTGGTTTGTTCACGTAACTGGTTATCACAACCCCAACAAAGACGAATGCTTCCGGGCGCATGTCGCATAACGGTAAAGTCTCTGGCATGCCAGTCTGTATGAGGCCACTGACATTCGAATTTTCTTTCCAGCCAGGCATCAAGCCCATTCAGGCCACCAGCACGCTGGATAACCCGTTCATTCTCAAAAATAGCCTGCATACTGTCATCATCTGTCAGAGGCTGGTGCGCTTCCGGAACCAGCCCAGATGGCAGGTGCTGGATTGCTTCCGAAGGCTTTTCGATCACCACCCTTCCCTGTCGGAATAACCAGAGAAGTTCGTTGCCGGGACGGAACAGAACCACCCCGGACATTGGTGCAACTTCAGGTGTCAGTAATGCTCTCACTGTTACCTCAGGCTACGATGTCGATTATTTTAAGAAGCTCCGCAAACTTCGACTCAAAGAAATGAGGCTGAGTTTCTCGCGGGTTCGCAGGACTGGTGATGTTCTTGCCATACATGCAGCCTTTGGCAGTAAGTGACCAGAACTTTTTAACACCATTCACTCCAGACCGACTGTTTCGCTCTTTTTGTTCCACAATCCCAAAGCGGGACATCATGTGATAAACCTGATTGGCGGTGATGCGGATGTTTTTTGCTTTAAGCAGAGCGCTGAGTGATTGTGTGGGACGGCTGGACCCATCCTGCGCACCGGCAGGTGCATCGATCGCGTAATGCGGCATCAGATCTGGAAGACCAGCTACCTGCTGGAGTTTTTGATAAGCACCGAGCCTTGAAGAGTTTGAGAGGTTCAGCATTTTCGCCGCCGATTCAAGCAGGATCACGCCAGCCTGAATTTTGTCGGATGTCGGCGCATTGGATGCAGGGTTCTGTACGGCATCGAACGTTCTGATGACTTTGAGGTTAAATTTCGGGCTGATCCACATTGCATAGGAATAAACCAACTCCTTGCAGACGAATGTCCCCTGGTTAACACCACCAGTAAGGGTGACCAACGGGGCCGCTCCTGTAATTCCAGGAGCGCTCGAAATTTCAGCGATGAGTTCTTGCGTTTGGGTAAGACAGGACCAGTTGGAAGGCTGGTGACGTTTTTCACCTCCCGCCGCACGATGCAAATCATTCAGGCAGTAACGACCATCAAAATCACGGCGTACGGAAACGCCATCAATTACGAATAACTGATTCATATGTTTCTCCACTTGTTGTAGTGCGAGCGGGTCTGCACTCCCGCTTCGCTGACACTTTTTAATCTAACACTCATGCGCGTACCAATGCATTGCTATTTTGCCTACCATTTTCGACATAGCTGGCGATCGTTATTTCAACCTTCCCGCCAGGTACCTGCGGTGCCCACTCCACCAGCATTCGTTTAACCTGACTGTCATCCTCCCAGATGCCTGCATGTGTCAGTGCATCAAAAAGCGCCTTGTTGTAATTGTCGATATCGCGGCGGCGGGCATCTGGTGGATAGAGAATGATCTCAACCGCCGCTGGCGCTGTGGTTGGTTTAGGCAGGCGGCGTAATTGTTCAATAATCGCAGCGCAAGCAGCGCTCTGATATTTGCGGCCAGCAGCACTGATGAGATGGCGTCCTGCCAACGGCCCCTTATTGGGGGCTCGCCAGTAGGTGTTTACGCTCGGTGGGAACGGGAGCACCAGTTTCATAAAGTCACTCCCTGTTTCTTCAGCCATTCAACAGCGTTATCTCTGGCCTTATCTCCACCGGATAGCAGGTCTTTAATGATCGACACCGGATCTTCATCAGATTCCGTTTTGACGATGGTAATGCCCCTGGCAGCGCCAGGAGCAACGGTGATGTAACCCTTCTTCTGAATCGCCTTCACATGCTCAGCAGCAGCATTCGGTGATGCGCAGCCAATTAAACCGGCAAGCTCAAGCATCGTCGGCGGGAATCCCGTTCTGTCCTTGTAAAGCACTATGGCATCCAGAACTTCACTCTGACGTGACGTTAATTCGATCATGACTCGACTCCATAACGCCCGTTCAGGCGTCCGATTACGCTGTTGAACATCACCAGGCTTACGCCCATCGGTTTAACCTTCTCGTGGTACTCCTTCAGGATCGGAGGCACTACGACATTCCAGCTTGGCTTTGGCTTCTGCTTTAGGGCTTTTTTGATGGAATCGTTACATTGACGGGCTACATCACGCACAGCATTTTCATGCTCGGTAGATAGCTTTTTCATGCGGCGCGCTCCTGAGGTTTTTTCATGGGAACGGCAACTGCCGGTATAAGCTCAACAGCTGGTGATTCAGATTGATTTCCCCAGTGGTCCCAGCCAGGCGCACCGCAACGGCTGAATAGTTCTATGCGCGGAACGTCACCGTAAAGCTTCTCCAGACGGAAACGCGCCTCTGCTGGCTTCTGGCTGTGCTCCCCGAGTGGGCTGTAAATAACCTGCTTGATGCTGGCGCACTTGCGTTCAAGTCCATTTCCCCTGGTGGCGATCAAGAGGTCTTCGGTATTGGCTCTGGTGTAGTTCCCGCCGTTCATGCGTGTCTGTGCGTTCAGCAGGTCGAGGAAGTCGTAAAAATCTTCCACACGGCCTGCCTGAAGTACTTTGTTGATATGCTTCTCTGCCAGTGGGTTGAACTTTACCCAGGTAAAGCCCTTCATCGTGCGGACCTTAAAGCCCCACGCTTCAGCCAGTTCGATAGCTTCGCGGGTGTGGGTTCCGGTAAACCACATAGCCAGAACTGCATCATCGGCAGCCAGGTCCCAAACCGGTAAGCGCTTCATGTCGATAAGCTTCATCGTGCCGTAATGGTTATTTGCAGCGCCATTGCTGATGGTGTTCCCGTATTCCCACGCAGGGTCGGCATAAATCAGTGAATATTTCATCAGACATTCCTCGCTCGGCCAGCCAGACACCATCCATCAGAGGGTGCTTTCACTTTCGGCGCCATGCTCAGGCAACGCTGACGCTCAATCAGTATCTTCATCCGCTGCTCTTCGTTCTTGGAGCGGTTGAAGGCATCCATAAGAACTGTGGCTGCACGGTGGTAGAGCCCTTTTTCAAATAGGCCTTGAGCCTTATCCATCATCCTGGTTACAGCTGGATTCGGCGCTTCTTCCTGTTCCGATACAGCTGGTGTATCTGCCCTGTTAATTTTCAGTGCAGAACGCCCCTCGCTAACGTCACCACCCGGCGCTTTGGCAAAATACTGGTAGCACTTGCCGTTATGCTGGCGTGTTGCACGATTCAGTTTGACCAGATGGCATACACCGCGCTGAACAGCGTGAACGTCGTACTGGGGCATTGATGCTGCGATCTGTTTGTTAGTTAACCCAGGGTTTTCAGCGATGAAAATTTGAATATCTTTCAGAAGGCTCATGAGTTCGCTCCTCTGAAGCCCGCCGGTACTTTGCTATAGTCGGTGTTCTTGAAGCTGGATTTGAAGATTCCATCCTCACGCTCCCACTTGCCGTTAACTCGCGCTGGCCTTCCGGCATTCGCCCAGTTGGTAGCGGACTTCAGGTACGCTGGAAACTTCGTTGGCTGGAAAAGCGTTTGTGGGCGCAGGTAGGCCGCCATTGTTAAATCGTCGCTCCACTTGGCGTTGCAGTAGTCCACCACCAGCGACAACTCTTCAACGGTGAAGCCCTCCCCGATGCGGGCGCGAATGTTTTGCAGCGAGGTTGTTGAAACCTGATAACGCGAACTGGTCACCTGGTTCAGATGGGTTAAAACCTGTTTAGCCTGATCGGTAATCAACACATCACCGTCTGGTTGCGGCGCAACCGGACAAATAGGGTTTTTAATATCTGTAGTATTCTCTGTTGTATTCTCTGTAAGAACATCAGTGCATTTTGACCTGATGAGAGCGGTTCTTTTTGACCCGATGGAGCGTGCCACTTTGACCTCTTCCATCGGTTCATTTTGACCTGATGGAAGAGTGCATTTTGAACTCTTCGATTTGGTCACTTTGACCTCATCTAAAAGCTCGCTTTCGTAGTTGATCGTGTAGTAGTTCGTCATGTCGCGCTGAGATTTGTTCAACTGCTCAACTTTGAGCACGCCGAGCTGCTTCAGGCGGGTGAATGTGCGCTTCAGAGTAGACTCAGACCAGAACGGGAACTGCTCCAGCCACTGCTCGTTGGTGTTGTAAATCCAGCGCACGCCGTCACGCTCCAGTCCGGAGGTGGTTTCTTTAAGCCAGTAGTTAACCTGCTGCAACGCAATGGCCTCGTTCAGGCCAATGCTGTATGCAAGGTCAGGGTTTATCACTATCGGCCGGGATGGCATCAACAGGCTCATGGTCGTCCTTTAACTCTGTAAATTTACGCTGGAATTGCTCAAGAGGGCTGAAGCACTCATGATCGTACCCTTCGCGAAGGTATATAACGCGTCGAGTCTGTGGCTCCCATCTGATGACACGGACCGGGACTCCGTAGTGGTCTTTGAATCGCCGGTTAACTTCAGCCATTCCTCACGCCCCTTCTCGTTCATCTGAGCAAAAGCCTCTACCATCGCGTTCTCAGGCTGGTAGTTGTTCGTATCAGCCTGGTCGTTTAATCTCTCCACATAGCCGAACGGGGAATCTTTTCCCACCAGCGGAAGGCATCTGAATTGCTTCGCTGGTCTCAATCGGTTTAAACTGTTCATGCGTTAGTTTCTCCACTGAATACGACACGCCAAGACGCCCGGAGCTGCACACTCGCGGGCGTCACTTTTTTTGGCTTTTCTTACGGCTAAACAGCGCGACAATCGCGCGGATTTCTTCTTCACGCGCAGCCAGGTGACGGCGGTGATACTCGTTAATTTCTTCCGCTTCATGAGGTTCTATCACTCCGTCTTCCAGTGCTTTCTGAATAACGGTGTCGACACGTCCACGGGCAGCTGATGTACGCATTGCACGATCAAACAAGTCGACACGGTCCAGGTCTTCCAGATGCGGAACATCCACCAGCAATGCGCCGCGACGACGAGCAAAGTAATCTGCCAGGAGAGACGTGTTTGAAATGTCCTCCATCGCTTCCAGCTCGTTCACCTCGAAGAAGCGGCAGCCGTTCTTCTCGTACAGATTGTTATTGAACTGCGTGACTGACATGCCGAGAGCACCGGCCATAGCTTCACGGCCTCCTGGGTACGCTTTGCACATCGCTTTAACTACTTCTTTCAGGCTTGGCTCTACCATGTTGTTTTTCCTTTGGTAGTTAAAATTAAGCAGCGTTTTGATTAGGCTTAGCGTAAAGGGTTGGATCAACTTTCAGCTTTTCAGCAGTCAGTGCCTGAATCTCGAATGCCCTGCCTTTTGGGATTACTTCACCCCACCCAGATACTGATGCATGGGAAATCCCTAAAGCCTTGGCTACGTTCCCCACGCTGCCGAAGTAAGAAACCACATCATCTTTTTTCATTTTTGCCTCAAATGTAAGGGAAACACACATCATGATAGTAGGATATCTTACATTTAAAGGTCAAGGATTCCTACATCATAAAATGGTAGGATTGCCTACATGAAAATGAATGAACGCATCCGCGCAAGACGCAAAGAGCTAAAGCTCACCCAGGCTGTTCTCGCCAAGTTGGTTGGTGTAAACCGAGTAACAGTCACAGGATGGGAGTCTGGTGATTATGAACCTGGAGGATCTAACCTACAGGGGCTGGCGGCTGCCTTAAAAACTAACCCTCAGTGGATTATTACCGGACAAGGTGATCCAGACTGTGACGAAATTCTTTACAAGCCGACTGAGAAATTTGGAGTAAAGAAAATTCCTATCCTATCTTGGGTTCAAGCTGGGGAATGGACAGAAAGTGGTGCTCCCATTACTGAGGACGATATTTCCGAATGGATATTCACCACTGCCAACTTATCTGATGAAGGTTTTGCATTACGTGTTCGTGGCGACTCTATGACAAACCCGAATGGAGCACCAAGTATTCCTGAAGGCTCCTTTGTTGTGGTGGACCCCGATTACGGCAGCCCACAAGAAGTTAATGGCAAAATTGTTGTCGCTCAGATTGTTGGTTCTGCTGAGGCCACTCTCAAAAAGTTTGTTATTGATGGGCCATTAAAATACCTGGTACCGTTAAACCCTAACTACCGCGTAATGGAAGTCAATGGTAACTGCAAAATTGTCGGTGTGGTAAAACAAGTAGTAACTGACCTCTAATATCTTTCCCCTCTTAAGACCGACATTCGTGTCGGTTTTTTTTCATCCTTAATGTAAGTTTTCCTACTTTTAGTGTTGACACACCAAAGTAAGATATCCTACATTTGAATCACACCACTGGTACTGACAGTTACCTGTGTTGGTGTGGTAGTAAGTAGTACGGCATATGGCACATGTGCCGCAGCGGTCCGGGGATTCCTTGCATTACTTTTTCCAGATCCAGCGGGTAGCCGGAATGTGCAAGCCAGGCAAGTACGACAGCCAGAGACGTTTCACCAGCGTGGCGATAAGGTGACAGCCCAGACGATATCTGAGTGGCTATAAAAACAGATGGGAGCCGGTGGAATCCCGGCACACAACATGAAAGCGCACTCCATCAACTATCGGTTGTGGATGGCAAGTAAATAAACGAACGGAGTGCGCTTCCAGTTGTGTTAACCGTAGTAGCTGTACCAGATGCTGTGTGTAGTCTTGGCGGTCGGCAGTTTTGAATGTCCTTAATGTCGACCGCCCCTTTTCACAACTGAAAGCGCGTTCAGCGTTCAACTTGAGAGGCCGTAGTCGTTAAATCAACTCAGGAGAACGCGCTCTCAATTGTGGAGAAGTAACGTGTCGACATTGCAGTGTCGATTGTGGCTGCCAGCCTCAAGCATCCTCAGGGTGCTTGGTGATGGTAATAACGCCATCTCAACCAACAGGAGACGATGAGCCTGTTCTGGTTGGATTGGAAAAATGTTATTTGCCCGCTCAGCGGCGGGCGCTTTTTCTGGAGGTAGCATGTCTGCAAATGATTTGGCTGTTAAATATGGTACTTATCAGCCCGAAAATTTACTGGTCATTCTTCCACTTGAAGAAGCGTCAGACATTATTCGTGAAAGTCTTCGCGCTGAGGTTCGCCACGAGCTGGAATATGAATACGATGACCGTATTTCTTCTGCTGAAGAAGAGGCATCTGATTGGGAATCACGGGCAGACAGCTACGAATGCGATGCGATTAGTTTTGCCAGAGCGATAGAGAAAGCCTTGCTTGCACCCACCTTGGATGAAGCAAAAATTATTCTCGAACGCGTTCGTTCTGATAATCGCGAATATTTTTAATACCTAATGAATAAATACGAATTTGGCAGCATTCAAGTGCCGGGATTCGTGCAACCAAAATTCAGCGCTGTGCAGAGCGCGTATAACACGGAGAAACTATCCATGACAAACACACAGAACGTCACCGAGTTACAACCACGTATGACCCGGGAGCAGCTGATCGACGCAGCGCGTAAGGCCGCCCCTCTCCTTCCGCCAGCTTATCGCGGCATTATGACCGAACTGGCTAACCGCCTGGACTATACCAGCGTCGCGCTTTGTGAAGCGATGGCTCAGCGTAAGGAACTGGCTGCTCAGAACGTCACCTTGCGTGAAGATGTCGCAAGCTGGGCCAAAGAGTGTGACCGCATTGTTGAACGTCTCACGAAGACCAGAACCAATATGCATTTACTGGAAGCCCAGCGAGAATTGCGTGAGCTGTCACCCATCGTCATTTCCCAAAATAACGAGGTGGCTCTCTGATGGCTAACTCATTCAAGCAAATGACCCGTGACGGGACCATCAAGCGCACCGACACCGGGATGTTTATCAGCCTTGATCAAATCCATGTGCGGGAAGGTTTCAACAAACGCGAAGATGATGAACGTACCCGCCAGGCAGATGATGACCTCTTCAACTACCTGATGAACGGTGGTTCTGTTCCTCCACTGGAAGTTATCGCCCGCGATGAAGGTGGAGTGTGGGTTGTTGAAGGCCACCGTCGGCGTCGCTGCTATGCGCGCTGTGCAGAAGCTGGTAAGCCAGTAGACCGTATCCATATCATGCCGTTCAACGGTAACGATGTTCAGCGCCTGGCGCGCATCATGACCAGTAACAACCAGCTCCCGCTATCCGATATGGAACAGGCAGCTGTTATTCAGGAGCTTCATAACGCCTTCAACCAGACCACCAGCGAGATAGCAAAGCTGGTGAATAAGTCTGTGGCCACCGTTGAAAAGCTGTTACTCCTCAGCACGGCGAACCATGACGTTCAGCAGGAGGTTAAATCCGGTGCTGTGTCAGTCGATGTCGCGGTTGATCGTGTTATGGAGTATGGCGAACAGGCCGGGAAAGTACTCCAACATGATAAAGCTGTAGCGGCTGCCCAGGGTAAATCGAAAGTAACCCGTAGCTCTATCGCGCCGGAACTGAGTGTAAAGAACGCACGCCGTTTCGTTGAGCTGATGGCTCAGGCCACGATCAGTGATGAAGGCGTCTTCACTCTTGAAGGGACTGCACTGGCCGAGGCGCTGTCGATTATGGACGAACATAAAGCCATTGCTGAAGCACGTGAACTCTATCGCTTGTCACAACCAGTACCGACAACAGAAATTCGTGGACGATCTCTGTATGTGATGCTCGATGGTAAGGAAATTGGTCGGGCCTCACTGTATCGCGGTAAAACCGTTTGGCTGGACATGGATGACAAAACCATTGTCGCCAGCCAGTCAAAGGCTGTGGCCCACTTCGTCAAGCAACACAAATTGCAGCAGGAGCAAAATCATGACAGCCAATAAACCAATGACCGGCGAACAGCTGGATGAACTGATGACTATTGCTGTCAACACGCAACGAGATACTGAAAAGGTGAGTGACCGCCCTGCTGCTATGTTCGCTTATGCGGTGCAGGTAGCTGTGCTTGAACTGCGTAAGGTTCGTAATGAAGCTGCGGCGCTGCGGGATGAAATGGAAGCCGCCGAGAAGAGGATTTCTGAGCTTGAGAGCGACAATGCATACATCAGAAACAGGCACAAAGAACTAGACCTGTTAATCGGGAAAAACATTCTGGTAATGCAGGCCGCAATCATCGAATGGCAGGGAACTGGCGACGCCAAAAAGGGGCTGGCATGGATTTACAACACGCTGTTTGGTCCAGGTGAATTGCCGGACGAGGAGGAGAAAGATGCCCAAGCATACTTTGACAGAAAATATGCTCCTCTCGACGAAGAACTCTTGAACCTTCACCGATGGTTCTGGGAGCAGAGTGAGGCTGAGCGCGCCGCCGTAGCAGGTAAAGGAGAGTGATCATGGCTACTTTGCAGGAGTTAATCGACCTGACGCCGGAACAGGAAAAAGCTTGGAAACGCCTTGAGAAAGCAGTGAAGGATTTCAGAGCAGCCGGAGGAAAATTTTATAGCGTCCTGGACACCCTGAGCGCATACAACGGCGAGCACGTTGCCTACATTGATAACGACACGGGCTATCACACTGCAAGCGTCTACATGCCTAGCATTGATGCGCCAGGGCTAACCAGTTGGGCTGATGATTGGCACGGTATCACGCTTAAAGATGGCGTAGAAGTGGATGAGGACTAACCATTGAGCGAACTAACCAAAGAATGGCTCCTGAAAACTATCGCGGAGCTTGAAGAAGAGCGCGATGCTGTGTCCGGCGTTGTAAACGTAGATGCGGTGATGGCGCTTGAGGCGATGAGGATTGCTCTGGCATCGCTGCTTTATGGTAAAGCCGAACAAACAAACTACCGCGCTATTGTTGAGCGGATAGCTGAAATCGTTCACGGAAAAGTTACTGATATCGATCTGCTTACGGTAACAGTTAAAAGCATGAAGGATAAATTGCAGAAATAAACACCGGGTGCAGCCGGTTAAGTGGAGAGAAACGCATGGGGCAGTTAGTAACACTTCATGAGTGGGCATCTGGTCCTAATGGATTCAAATATCCATTAAGCAACTCAGCATTAAACAAAATAGCAAAGACCAAACAGACTTATCCGCCAGCCTTAAAGCAAGGTCGACGCTGGGTTATAGATGAAGATGCTCGTTTTGTTGGCATGGTTGGCAGTGTTGATATTTCGTCATCATTATCAGACAAGGCCCGCCAGTTAGTGGAGAAAGCAATAAATGGCAGCTCGCCCCAGAAAACATAATGTCAAAATACCCAACCTTTACTGTAAGTTAGATAAGCGTACTTCAAAAATTTATTGGCAATATCGCCACCCTGTAACAGGTACATTTATTGGATTCGGAACAGATGATGAAGCGGCAAAAGCTGCTGCAATCGAGATGAACCGTATAACCGCAGAACAAGAAACTCAGCAATCTTATGCTCTGATTGATATGGCAATGAAGAGCTCAGGGAAAAAGGATCAAGGTATACGTGTTTCTGAGTGGATTAAAAAATACATCGAAATTCAGATGGAAAGGTTACGTGACGGTGAGATAAAAAACCCTACTGTAAAATCCAGACGATTATGTTCTCAGATTCTCGCAGATAGAGTGCCAAACCTTCGCCTGAAGGATGTTGATACAAGACTCATTGCAAAAATTATTGATGAATATAAGGCAGAGGGAAAGCACAGAATGGGCCAACTGATAAGAAGCGTACTAAACGACGTGTTCAAAGAGGCGCAGCATGCTGGCGAGGTTGATCCTGGCTACAACCCAGCCTTAGCTGTAAAAAATCCAATAGCCAAAGTGAAACGAAGCAGACTTAGCATTGAACAATGGAAATTGATTTTTGAAAGCGCAGGCTCTTTGCCGCCTTGCGCTCAAAATTCTATGCTTTTGGCTTTAGTAACCGGGCAAAGGATAGGTGACATAGTCGAGATGAAGTTTAGTGACATTTGGGATAATCACCTTCATGTTACCCAAAATAAAACCGGAATGAAGTTAGCTATCCCCTTAAATTTAAAGTGCGATGCAATCGGGTTGACTCTGGCTGATGTTATTAGTAAGTGTCGCGATAGAGTAGTGAGCCCTTATCTGATCCACCATGTTAAGCATCACGCTTACGGTAAAGCGGGATCTCACGTTCCCGAAAAAACAATATCAAGATATTTTAAGGAGGCAAGAGATAAAGCAAATATTACCTGGCCTAAGGATTGCACTGCCCTTCCGCCGTTTCATGAACAGCGCTCGCTTTCATCAAGAACATACAAAGCTCAGGGTATAGATGTCAAAACTCTTTTAGGGCATAAAACAGAAGCAATGAGCGTAATGTATGGAGATGACCGTGGTCTAGAATGGAAAAAAGTTGTGATTTAGTAAGGGAATTTTGGGGAAATTTTTTGGGGATGTTTTGGGGAAGGATTTATATTGTTTGAATTCAGGCGCTTACATTTTAGCGAATTACTCCAGAAACAGTCGTCCACCAGCAACGCATGACCCAACAGCCAGCGCACCCGCTGGCTGTTTTCTTTCAGCCCTCTCCGTCCCGTGCTAATGTAGCAAGCTACGTATTGGCAAATCACAGGTGAAATCGTTATGTCTGATGACGTGATCGGGACGACGACCCATCAGCGGCTAATCAGCTTATTAACCGAGCAGGAGGCGCGCTTTCGCGTGGTGGCGCATGAGGCCGTTGGGAAATGCGAAGCGGTCAGTGAAATTCGCGGGACCGATCTCCGGCAGGGTGCAAAAGCACTGGTCTGCAAGGTAAAAGGCAACGGTGTTAAGAAACATATTCTGGCAATCCTCGCCGCCGATCGGCAGGCCGATCTGAGCCTTCTGGCCAGTCATTTCGGTGGGCTAAAGGCCTCTCTCGCCAGTCCGGCTGAAGTGGATGCGCTTACCGGCTGCGTCTTCGGCGCCATTCCCCCCTTCAGCTTTCATCCGGATCTGACGCTGGTCGCCGATCCGCTGCTGTTTGAGCGCTTCGAGGAGATCGCCTTTAACGCCGGCCTGCTGGAAAAGTCGGTGATTATGGACACCCAGGACTATCTGCGTATCGCCCGTCCTGAACTGGTGACGTTCCGTAAACAATAAATACTGCGGCTGGCTAACGGTCAGCCGTTTTCCAGCAGCAGCACGGAAGCAATCAAAATAATCGCGATAATAAAAAACGATGAGGAGATAATCAGCGTTTCGACAAACATAGGATCGTTCAT